GTTTCCCAGTCACGATCATGGCAGGTATGATACGGTTGATGAAACCCTCATTAAAGGCTTCTCGAAATCCCCTGATGAATGGCTGTATGACTCTTTGATTGAAGTCACTGATAACTCTCTGTAGCTCTAAGAAGTTATCCTTCAGTGCCAGAACAACAGGTATAATAGTTGCAGTTAAGTTAGCGGCGAATAATCCAAACGCACCTGCAATGGCAGCACTGATACCAAGTATAGGCAGTAGTGCTTTACCTAGTAAAACTATAGCTGTAGTCAATCCTCCGATGGCTACAATCGGGGCCGCTACAATCGCGGTCAGACTTCCCAGTACAGTTAGGAATCCTCCAAGTGATCCAATCAGAGCCGCCACTTTTACAGAGAATTCAATAAAAGGCCTAATGGCTGCTCTGTTAGCCTCGAAAAATTCTTTCAGTACTGCAACCCCACCCCTAAGCTGTGTGAGGAAATCTTTTATTGGGTCTCTGATTTCTTCAAACAATTGAATGAACAGAGAGTCCACAATACTACGCAGCTTAATGAACTCACCACGAACAGTGTCGAGCTTAATAGCTTCAATGGTTCTGGCTACGCCTTGAGAAGCCTCATTGAGTCCTATAATAGTCTCTAAAGCATTGGAACCTTGATTAAGTATTGCAAGAAATGCTCTTGCAGCTCGTTTCTCAAAAATCTCAAATGTTGCCGCAGTAGAGAGATTAATTCTCTCAAATTCTCGAATGATGTCGAGTAGAGAATTTACTTCAGGATTTACTTGTTCGAATGATGAGCCAAACTGACGAAGAACTTTATCAACTTTTTCAATATCGTCAGTTAGATCAAGAAATACTTGGGACAGACCAGTTCCAGCCCGTGTATTCTTAATACCTGCGTCACCCAGTAAACCAAGTGCCCCAACTACTTGCTCAATACTTTGCCCCAAAGTAGCGGCGATAGAGGAAACCAGAGACAGTGATTGGGCGAGGCCTTCTACAGTGGTGTTACTATTTGTGGCGGTTTGAGCTAGTACATCAACAACCCTATCTAGGTTTCTTGCTTCAAATCCAAAAGCTCTCAAAGTGTTGGCAGCTACTTCAGCGGCTCGGGCAAGTTCTAGTCCACCCACTGTAGCAAGTCTAAGAACACTGGGTAGAGCCTCTGTGATCTCTGCGGCAGTGAATCCAGCAAGTGCAAGATTTTTTGCTGCCTCTGCAACTTGACCTGCTGTGAAAACCGTAGCCTCACCAAGCTCAATAAAGACTTGAGTAAGTTCTTGTATTGATCTCTGAGCCTCTGCACTTCTATCGCTTAACTCACTAGACACAGCAACTACATCAGCCACTGCTTGCTCAAACTGAGCGCCTATGAGAACTATGGGGGCAAATGCAGCTACAATGCCAGCGGCGAGAGTGATGAGCTGTCGGCCTGCGTCTCTAAGAACAAACGAGACTTGACGGAGAGATTGTCCGAAAGAGTTTAGAGATTGTGCCCCTGCGGCAAAAGATCTACCAAATCGTCTTAACCCCGGAAAAGATTGCAAGACTTGGGCATTGACTGCGCGAACAGCCTTTGCCATGGGTATAAGTTGAGCCCGAGTTGCTTTAACTCTTTGGGCAAGGATAGTGTTAGCTTTTGCAGCTTGGTTTTTTGCTTTAGTAGCACCCCTGAGAGAGTTCGTTTGCTCTCTCAGAGCTTTAATCATGTTGCGGGTTGTTTTAAGAGTTCTTTGAGCGTTCCGAACTAAGGCCCTCTGGACAGCATTAAACTGATTGATGTCCTTAGTTGTTTTTTTAACCTCTTTAGCAATATCCCTAAAACCTTTTAGGAACTGCTTAAACTCTTTTAGACCCTCGCTGACGACCCTTATCTTGATCCTAGCTGTACCTAGGTCAGGCATTATCTATTACGCTTAAATCCTTGCATTGGAGAGGGCCCTCTAGGTTTCTCATGTTTCTTGTTCTCCCTAATTGGGGAACAAAGTCTATTGAAATCTCGATCTTGGGCATGCTGCGCCATTCGCATTAACTTAGTGTTCTCTATTCGGGTTTCCCAATCTTGGGTCATCCTAGATGCTCTAAGCCGTTGCAGCTGATAAAGAGTCTTGGAGACAGTCTCTTCCCAACCCCATCCATAGGAATAAAAAAAGAAGTCTAGTAAATCACTCAGGGTGCCACTAAACTTCTCTTCTTTTTTCTGCTGGTCTTCTATTCCCCGGCTTTTTCTCGGAGTGACCTGAACATCTTGTCCAGCCCGAGTTCCGTAAAAACTGATCTCAGCTCCTCCATATCGACAACCTCTAGGAAAGTCTTGACGACTTTCAGAAGATCGCCTGCTCCCATTTGAGGGATAGCATCTTTGGGCAGGGAACTGACTTTAGAGATAGCCAAGTAAACTACCTGTCGGGTTTTAGGATTGGTAATGATTGCTCTGGCGGCTCCCATTGTATCGGAGTCGTCAGTGTTCTCTACCATTTCCAACAGCTCAGGAAGATGTTCGGCTAGTTCAAAGATTGACTCAAGAGACAAATCTTTGACGCGGATTGTGATCCCACCCTTCAACTCAACATCTTTACCTACATTTGCAAACTTTGCTTGATCGAAATTTTCTGACATATTCAATATCCTATTTTACTCTTCTGGTAGTCACATCCGTCTGTAATGAGTATAGACTTAGTGGTTACCGACAAATCTATCAAGGTAGCCTTATCCTTATAACAACCATAAGTTAAGGGTAAACTAACCTCTCCTAAAAACTCCCACGTCCTGCACCCACATCCGGGGGCAGGCCCAGTTATCAAAAAGCCGTGTTCCAAACCCCCATGAAGGGGTTTGAGAACTAGCTTATCGTTTTCTTCGGACTCTACAAGTTGTTTTAACTTCATTAAGGTTTTGATGTTGTTGATACTCACATCTACCAGTGAGGCTTTGACTGTCAAAGCCTCTGAGCCTATCGCAAAACTTATTCCACCAGAAGTCAGTCCTAAATTATGATACGACTTATCTTCCAATTGCACATGTACTTGGGCAGACCCCACACAAAAAGTATCTGTGAGATACGACATCTTCAATCCTTTATCGATTTTTGGCTTCTTTTAATTGGTCCCTGATCCTGTCCATACAGTTCATGTATTTCAACGGTTCCACCGAAGTCTCACCGTTACGATACTCAGCAAGAAGAGCATCAAGCTCTTCTTGCGTCATATCAATTTCAAATTCAAACCAATAGACGGTCATTCGTCTATGGTCATTGACCCCTGCTTCAGAGATACCTAAGAATCGGACACTATCTTGAGACCAAAGAAAACTTGCGAATCGCATATCTTTAGTCTTGTAGTGCATCTTAGTTCACCCTAGCAAAAGCTTGGTCAGCAACAACGGTTACTCCGAGAGAGACACCAGCAGGCTGGGAGTCAAACAAGAGAGTAGCGGTCTTGTCGCCAAAATTCCACTCAACGGTTGTAAAGCCGGTTCCGCACTCGCAACCAATGCTATCGCATTGACCCAAGAGGGCGGTTTCTCCAGCAGCATCCAATGCGGCTCGATTTGCATCGATCCAGTTTTGGATAGCCTTGCCAAGAACCATTCTCAGTTGGCGAGTCGTGGTCAGCATGTTGCAACCATCGGTGAGGGTGAAAAGAACATTTGGGTCGGCGTCTGTAACTGCTACGTCAAACGTATCAATCCAGCAGCTACGACCATTACAAATAGAAACTTCGGACATTTTTTACTTCCTTTGTGAATATCGAAAACCCCAAGTGGAGTTTAAAACGCAATCAAAAAAACTTTAGTTACAGGTGATACCTGCTTGGTATGTACAACCGTCAGTAACGGTTCCAAAATTACCGGTCGAACAGTCGGCCAAAACCTCGAACTCTACTTCCATCTGAACAGCTTCAGTCTTGGTCATAGAATACTCTGGTGAGGACGCAGAAACTACTCGGTCAAATTCCCATGTTCGGCAACCACAGCCCGGAGAGGGTCCGCAAATTACCATGGAAACTTCTGGCAGGAAACAAGCAGCATTGTAACCCAGCGACAACGAGGTAGCCGTAGTTAGGTTAGCTGCTGGCAATCCAAGAGCAATTCGGATTTGCTCCAGACTGACTTCCAGCAAAGTAGTTGTGATGAAGGCCCGTTGTGATTCTCGGAACTTACGAGCAATCCCCGGAATTTGGTCAGCCTCCACATCAATGAACGTATTGTCAAATCGAATAGTAGTACCACCCGTTGTCAATCCAACGTCAGAGCCATCGATACAAATCGTAGCTGCACCGATAGTGAGATTGTCTGGCGAGCAGTTGGGATTAAGTGCCATTTTTTGTTAAACCTTTATAGCTATGTTGACACGGAACTGAATAGTTGAAGTCACTTACTGAGAAAGGATGAATCTCATTATGACTAGCGCTATTGCAAGAATCATGCGCAACGTGTAAATTACACAAACAATAATACTTCTTCACCTCTTTCCAGCCTTTGGACTCCGAGACAGGAAAAATATGAGAAATATGCCAAATCTCATCTTCGTGGTTAATAGGTTCTTGGCAAATATGGCAACCCTGATGTAAGCAGTTTTCAAAGTGAATTAAGAGCTGTCCAAAGGTGTAGCCCAATTCCTCAAACTCTAAATCAGTTTTACTAAATTTGCTCCTATTTTCCCACATGTAGTTGAGTGTATTCTTTATCTTAGTGTTCAGTCTGTTGGCCTCAGCCCTTTTAGGAGTCCTCAGCCTTGATCGTCTCTCAAGATATTTCAAATGTTCAGGTGTTTTTTCGTATTTAGTGGATGCCTCTGTGCCCGCCTTTTGGAATTTAGATCGAACACAGGTAACACAGTTTTTATCGGGTCTGTATAAGTTCTTTTGAACTTCGCCCACGTCCCCACAGTTTGGACACCACCTACAAACCTTCTTATTGCTTTTCGGAGGCAAAAATTCTGGCAAGTACCCAAACCTATCTAGAGTTTCCTGTCGCAGGATATTACTAGCAGGCGACAAGTACTCTGGATTGTGCATTGTAGGGATAACTGAAGTCCTGTTACAGTTTTGGCAACAGTAACTTTTCTTCAGTTTTCCGTTTGGTGCTTCGTGCGTTCCCTTGTACGTTCCTAGCCGCCCTAAACAGTGAACACAAAACCAATTTTTGTCTCTCTGACCGCCCCTAGGACCAACTAGAGGGTTATTCCAGCCGTCTAACAGTCTATTTTCGTGAGACATGGAACTTATTTAATCATCGGGACAATTATTACCGTAAGGCAAATCATCGTCAGTCGATGCTGCACAATTTTGAACATCTGGTTCCGTTTCCGTCCCAGTACAAGGGAAGGGGGCCCAGATCATTTCAATCAATATATCCTCTTTCCAAAGATCATCTGCTAAGAGTTCACCTTGTGGGGTGATTCTCCTCAGAAATCTACCTTCAGAATGAGTTATATTTGAGTCGGAAAAATTGTAGTAACTACAAACAGGGTCTAGCAAGTCCTCCATGTAATCAGCTATTTTCATAGCCAATGCACGGTTAGTGCTGGACGCTCGGAATAGTACTACTGATCGCCTCCACGAGGATACGTCTTCTAACAGGGGTTCCGAGGTGACGATGCTGTAGCCCATATAAGGGCTTCTTTGTATTGTTGTTGGGCTGTCTGATCCTATGCGATATTCAGGATCATGTATTTCGCCTATTGCCTGATCGCCTACAAGAGCAACCAGAGTGGCGTCTGCCGCTAAGTCAGTGTAAATAGCGTTGTACAGGTTTGAATGGCCCCAACTCATTTTCTAGCCCTCGTACCTGCAAACACAGAAACTTCAAGTTTCTGAATAACGTCTCTGAAAAAACCGTCCTTGGTTGCTTCCCACACAGGCAAAAGGACTGGGTGAGGTTCAGCGCCGTCTCTCCTCAGTTTCCTAGTGATGAGGTAGGCCTGTCTCTCAGCTTCTTTCCCTGTAACACCGTTCTTTATCTGCACCCATCTTAAAATCTTAGCGAAGATTGGGCTCTCTCGGTCTGATCCCATCTCTAGGTTAAACCCGTATGGAACAAAGTAACCGAAAACTACTTCAGTCTCTCCCTCTCCAAATTTAAAAATAGGTCTAGCTTCGATACTATCGTGCAACGTCTTGGTGAAAATGTGTCTGCCCTCAATTAGTTTTTTTCGTACTTGAGGTAAGACTTTTTGTTTCAGGGACCGTATTATCACTCCCTGCGGCTTCTCCAAAATATTGCTTTCTAGCCTAGCCAAGCGATTCAATACCGCAGTGTTTATGAAAGATAGCTTGATTTTTAGGGCCATTAAACAGTGGACCTTTTTTGGGGGGAACAAACCATTTAGGTGGTGATTCGTTGGGGGCAAACCATGGGGGGAGCAGACTGAATTCTTCGTCCTCTTTTTGCCTGTTGGGCAACGAGTTTTGAATATCCTGCTTTCTTTTGTCCCAATATTGTTTGAATTCTTCTAGGGTTTGTCCGTTGAAACTCAGATTGAAATTCCAAATCCAATCCTTGCTGGATGTGTCATACTTAACGCCTCCAGTTACCAACCCAATGGCGACGATACCAACCACTATAATGATGAACCCAATCACGGCGCGGTTGGTAATCAATGCCCACATCTTAAATCCTCTGTAACTCGTCTATATCTTTCAATTCAACCTCAATCGAGGTGTAGGCCCAGTGACCATTGTTGTCAAGTTGATGCTTGTATTTGATTATCTCGTAATCAATTGGGGGCCCTGACAGTCGGATGAATTCCCAGTCTTCTGGGAAAGGGTAACACTTAATGCTCTCCTCTGGAGAGGACACTGGGAAACACCAATTATCCCCTACAAACTCGTTACCATCTAAACACCATCCGTCAGGATCAGAGTAAGTTAGCGTATAACCTTCCGCCGATACGTATTGCTGTAGGCTTGCGTCCCACTCCAGTCTAACCTCACCTGCGCCAGTTAGAACCCAAACAAAAAATGCGAAAGCATTGTCAGGTGTATACACATTTGGCGGCGTTCCCCAATAGATCCTCAGAAAATCGCCTTGCCGTACTTTGTTTGGGATTCCTTGTACAGGCTTGAGTATTGTCCTTCGTTGTTTGCCGCTGTTCTTGCCGTTAACTCTAGGAGTTAAGTCGTTGACGTTAAATTGTCTCAGGTCCGTCACTCTCGCCGGAATCCGATTGTACAGTATCGTCTCCATACAAGACTTCTGTAAAATCCCCTGAACCACTTGGTCCCCTTTCCTCACTATAGAAACTCTGTGGGGAAGTTGGGGAACTGGCAGGTAGCTCGTTGGAATCACTGAAGGCATTGATAACATCCCTATTTTTGTCGAGGTAAATCACAGGGGTGCCATCTGTGTAGTTTGCAGGTACTCGGAACCCCTCGGATACCAAGAACTCAGTTTCTCCAACAAACAGGTAATCACCCGTCTTAACGTGCAAAACTTTTCCCTCTGGTACGAAAACATAGTGTTTAGTTGACATATTGTTATCTAACCGTTGTAGGGATTTAGCTGCGGTTGGCTAAGGAAATGGTCGAGAGAGTTATTGCCATAGACCACTCTTGTTAAAGTCCATGACACACTATCGTCTTTAACGACTCGCCGAACTACAACTGTTTGGGGAATGCTTCTTCGCTGAACAGCGTTATTGCTTGCTTCCCATTCTTTGAAATACTCTATCCAGCTGTTGAACTTAGACCGGTTCACGGTTTGGTCGATGTAGACAAAGTAAATCTCACCGGCATTGTGAGCTTTAACCAAGGCGGCCTTAATCTGCTCACACGCTGGGCACCATTCCGCACCCACTGTAACTACGATAGGTTTATTATCCTCAGCAGACAACTCAATTGCTTCGCTGTAAGTAATTTGAGATTGAACTGGAGAAACAAACAACACTGTTAAAATCAACGGGAGGATTACTCGTCCGAACATGCTAAGGCCCTCATTCTATTTTCATTTGTCAGGGCAAGTACAAAGAACAAGCTATTCCAAATGAAGTGGCGTACAAAAAAGAAAACAACCAACCCAGCAACTATACTTAGCCAGACAACGTCTCTTTGAGAAATCCAAGGCGATTGTGCCTCGTCGTCTACTCCGTCGTCTGTGGAATCACCTTCTGGCGTTTCCTCGTCTGGGCTTTCTTCCTCCGAGTCGGGTTGTTGGGGCTCTTTGTCGGTATCGTCTTTTTTCTCAGGACTTTGGGGAAGCTCTGGTAGTTTAGGTCTCTCTGGAAATTTATGGGGAGGAGGATTAAAGGGGGGTGGCGCTCTTTCTTGTTCCTCGTCATTAGGTGTCTCAGGTTGTTCAGGTTCCTTGTCTTCCTCTGGTTGCTGTTCTGGCTGTTGAGGATCAGGAAACCTTCTCGGACCTTTAGGCGGGTCTATGTTGTTAAACAGGTCGTTAGGGTCGCCTTGTTGTCTTGGGGGTTGTTCAGGTCCGTTAGGATTTCTACGCCTGAACGGTGGGGCCCATTCTTGGGTCTCTACTCCAGAAATAGACTCCATATCTTCTGTGGTAATGGAGTATTCCAAAGTGTAAGCTCGTTCCTGATAAAACGGCTCGTCCTCAAGCAAACAGTAGCTAGGATCTATTTGATTTTGTCTGAACAGTAGAGGGGCTCGGAAAGGCACTTCCGGGTTGATCAGGGGCTTTCCTCTTGCCAAAGACATTCGAACTATTTCGACATCTTCTTTACCGTAAGAAGTCCTACCTTTCATCCAGTCTTGGACTTCAAGGTAAGTCATTGCTATGCCGTGACCATCCGTCTCTGTTCGTCCGTCTTGACTGTGGTTCTCGCTGCTGGATCTCCAAGCAATAAGACCAATTATTTTCTCTCCTCGGTAATCAAAAATAGGACTACCGCTTCGACCTCCGGCTGGCATCAACACAAAGTGAATAACATCGCCGGAACTCTGGTTTCGATCTATGGCGTGGCCCTCAAAATTAGTTAGCCAGCTGCCTGCCGCACATCCAAAAGAGTACAGCCTCTCGAAAGACACTTTATCGCCCTCTTCGGCCAGAGGTATGACTGTGGGCTCGTAGCCCAGCATGTCACTTTTCCGCACTTGAACTATGGCGATGTCCCGATACCTGTTTTGCTCCATCACTGTGTCGATTACGGTTCCATTTACGGAACGGGAGAGGTAGCCTCTCCACCAAAACTGTATCTGAACTACAGCACCCCGTCGATTGCCCACCACATGCCCATTAGTCAACACGTAGTAGTTGGAGTCATCTTCGCGAAAAACACAGCCAGATCCGACAGCGTTATTCACCATTACTCTTACCGTGGCTTCTCGGCATCGTTCAAGGTTTGGGTCGTGCGTGAACAAGTCAGTTTGCGCCAGACCCACTTGACAAAAAAACTGTGTTACAGCTAGAACAACGAAAAAAGTGACGAAATTTATCGGTGACATTTTTTATCTCTTATGTGGATAATGCTCTGAACTCCCAGAGAGCCCTATTCAAAATATTGAAATCGGACAAACTAGTTCTCAGTTCTCTATTTTTGTTAGACAGTACCCCGTAGGTGCCTAGGGGCAAGATGTTGATATCTGCGTTTTCTTGAAAATTGGTCGAGGTTGTTACGTCACAGGTAGTTCGCAGATAATTATGAAGCTCAGAATTCTCGCTTTTACTAATTATATTGATCTTGAACCTGATAGGCAAGTTTTTCGGACCAGAAAAAACAGCTAAATCGCACTTTTCTGGGCAAATGTCGTCATATTTCAGTGCTTTTTGGCTTATCTTTGCGTTCTCGTCCTCTGGGTCAAGAGAAAAGGACGGCTCGATCCCTGCCTTGTTGTAAGCTTTTACCCCCTCCAATGAAGGGTATCTAGCTATTACAGCCTCTGGAGAAGTGCTGAAAAACAAGACTTTGCCCGGTATTAGACCAGTTCCAGCGACATGAGCAAACCCAGAATCAGTACCTATGAAATAACCACATCGCAGTAGAAACTTGGCCTGACCCTCCAAGGTCTCATCAGTATCAGAAAGCTTAAAAATATTAGTGGCGTTAAATCCAAACTCATTTCTGGGCCCCAACCAAACCACTTTTTTTCCAGTCGCGGCCAGAGAGAACGCGAGTTTTTCCCACTCCTCGTTGTTCCAATGACGGTTAGGATTAGAGGCTCCGGGGTGGATTGCTACAGTGTCCTGCCAAACTCTTTCTGCCCCCTCAGGGAAAGACCAAAATCCGGGTTCCTTTACGGGCTTGCCTAACTTTTCTTCGGCGCATTGATAATAGTCATCTGTCCTAAGTGTTCTAGTCGTCGTCAAAAAACCCGCAAAGTTGATGACCTCGTCAAAAGTTCTGTAATATCCCAAGTTTCTCATCTTGTGGTCTGAGATGATCTTTTGATACCCCATGAAATTTCTCATTAAGGGCACCTGATGCTCTCTAACCACACCCACCAAGTTGCAGTGCATATAGTGGGGAGCTGCTGATCCTAAAGCTATAATTGCATCACCGATTCCGCCACTCATTTGAATAGCTACTTTTTTCATCGTAAATCTTTCTATCTTAAATTTTTAATGGTTGCAACCTTCTTTGCACCCACATTTGCCAGACGAACAACACTTGTTGCCTATTCCAAATAAAATACTACCGGCATGATTGTAGTAAGGAAAGATAAGTTGGTCTACTGCGGAAATTCCTGTGCCTCCAACTTCGTCAGAGCTTGCAGCATCATTACTGTACGAAATGGAGAAGTCTTCCCAGTCAACACGAGAAACATCTGAAGGTCTGACCAGTCCAGTGGAGCCCGGCTGTAGGCTTTCCCAAACCATAATAGCTACTGCCTTCTTAATGGCGTCTGGCATATCTATGCCCCACTCGGCACACACCTCAATGTTCTCTGTCCCGCATGGCCAGAATTTCCCGCAATCTCTTTCCAACCAGTGACTAGTCTCGGCTAACTCGTAATCTGTTACTGTGGTCCAAGTGTTCTCAGAATTCGAACCGCACTCACAAACTGCGCCACACTCACAGTTCTTGATACGAACGGAGGTCAAACTGTAGACGGGCTTACTTGTGGTAGGAAATAAAAACAAAGTGGATTTTCCGTTACCGTCTATCTTGTGGCAAACCTCACGAGGGCAAAACCATTGATTGGTCAGTTTTTCTATAACGTCAATGGCTATGCAGATCTCTGTGTCGATGTGATCGTTAGAGCAGCACAACTCTTGTGTGGCACACCTAAAAGGGTAACCTGTAACGAAACTGCGCTCCAAGCAACAGGCATCACTATTGAAAGTGATTTCTGTACCTATATTAAACTCTGGCATAATTCACCTTAAGGGGCCGGAACCGTGATGGGAGTAGGATTAGTAAACGTGAATCCGGCTTTCTTTACCCACATGTAATAATCATCTGGATCAAGTTGGAAAGCAGGGTCAATATTACCACTCGCATTGGTGTAACTCTGGGCGATCATATTAGTCCCGGCCAAATCAGTGGTAATAGTTACCTCTGCGTCAGCGACTGGAGTAGTTCCATCGGTTTCATAGATCTGAACTATATAGGTTTCGCTACCGTTACCACAGCATCCGCCGCCTCCGCCGCCTCCACCGGCAGGAGCATTTTCCAGAGCGTTGGTTGTAAATCGATACGTTCCGGCGTCATCTTCAAGCGTGTCGTCAAGCTTGTTCGCTATCGCTAGAATCGCGGCGACTTCCGTATCGATATAGTTTGCGATTGTTGTTAGGGTTACTGGTAGCGTCGTCCCGGTATCTGTCAAAACGTCGTCTATCGCTTGTAACAATGCCCCTGGCGTATCAGCCGTATCATGGTTCCCGCTTAACACGCGATCGAGAATGGCGTCCCGAATGGCTTCAAGCGCGTTCGCGTTCAACTTACTGGCTGTAAGCGAATCGTCATCAAGTCGCACTTGAGTGAGTGCATTGCCATTGGCTCCAATCCTTGCAAAACTGTCCCCTGTTTGTGCCGTATGCCCGTCCAGTGTGTTGACTTTGGTTACGTCTCCATCTGATTCAATTCCAAGGGATGAGAAGTTTGGCGGTCTGGTATTGATTACCGAACCACCCACTGTCACCAGTTGAACCCCTGCGGTTGAAGATTGAGCGTACCATTCAACGACATCACCATTTGTTTCTGCCTGAGTTGGGTCAAATTCGTAATAACCCTTGGCATTGGTCGCATCAATTTCCGCTGGATTGACATCGTTTGTCGCTGCAAGTGCTGCGTTATCAACTGCGGTTCTCGCTGTGATGTTTGCTGCGTCACCTGTTACCGGTTCGCCAGCATCCAATGAAGCGTGGCCAGCGTCTGCAAATGCAAATACTCGCACCTTTTGACTTGCTGTATTTTTGAACATCTTAAACGCCTATTCCTACGCCTCGATAAATCCTCTGGAAGATAGCTCCATCGTCTGCTGAACTTGCTGCGCTCCAAGTCCACGTCCCCCAGAATGTTGCGTTGTCGTTGGATTGGTCGTATTCGTGGGAAATCCAGTCGGCTGAACGTGCTGTTGAATGAAGTTGCACGTCATCCATCCGACCGTCAACTGTCCACGACTGATCATCGGTTCCACCGATATTTAGAGTATCCGTTGTGTCACTCATGCTGCCGGTTTGTGCAGTTGGACCACCAGATAAGGAACCATTGTTGTAAACTCTTATGTTTGACGAATCCCAACTTCCAACGCAGTGCTCCCATGTGCTTGTAGATAATGCTGAACCAGTCTGGTTCACTGGCGATCCGGTATCAATGAACAACTGTGGCTGACTAGAACTATTCAATAAAAACTGATATGAGTCTGAAGTTACTCGTCTTTTTCTAATCAGGGAATAAAAACTGGAAGGTGCGGAGTCGATGTTAAGCCAACAAAAAAGTGTTATCGATCCTGTCACTGACAATGACGCTGAATCCGCACAACTTATGTAATCGTTTGATCCGTCAAAATCAGTTGCATCACCTACCTTTCCTGTAGCTCCGCCGATCGTCACTCCACCATTAGCCGTTCCATCATTACCATTGGAAGTTCTGTCTGTTTCTCCCCCATCAGGCCAGTAGCCTTCCCAATTCGGGTCGTAAGCATTGTCGCTTCCATAAGTGTCACTTGCCGCATAGCTCGAATTAGCCGCAACCGGTGGGTAAATCCTCAAAACCGGTGTTCCGCTGGATGCAAGTGTTCCCGACCACTTAACCCTCAACCAACCCGTTTCTGCTGTGTCGTCGAAATCAATCCAGTCTGTTGCCAGCTCCGTCTCATCGTCCTTTGCTGCGCGACCCTTTGTACCATCCGTCGTATCAACTTCGGCCCACCACGAACTAGGCATATCGGACAAGTCCACAAGTAAAGTGAAATCCGTGAGTGCAGACCCCGGATTAGTCACTGTTGCGGTTGCATAACCTGTAGACGGAAGTGCCACTAGTAACTAACCCCCAACGCATCAAGCTCCTCCTCAAGAGCAGTTTGAAGTGCGGTGAATTCTGTTGTGAAGTTCTTCTGTTCCGACTTCAAAAGTTGTTCCTGATGGTCCGTTGAAACAGCAGAATAACTATTGGCTTCTGCTATCTCGTCAGCAAACTGCGTGCTGATGTTCGTCAGTTCATTGCGAGCGTTCTTGAGCATCGTTTTTGCCCGGTCCCGCTTTGATTCCGCGTTAGAGATCATCGTTGCGATGTCGGCCCATGCTCGCTTGACTTTGCTATGTGACATTTTCTTATCCTGAAAACTTTGGTTGTCTTTTTTTCTTTTCATGGTTCATCTTCCACGAATCCCACCCTCGTCCGATCACGATTTTGACCCAATGTGATTCGTTCATAGCAGCCTTCCCTCAATCCATGTTTTCAAGTTGGCGAAGTTGCCGCGTCAGTGAGTGAGTCCCAGTTACGGGATATAACTATGTCTTCCCAATCCTGTTCCGTCATTCGTCTACCTTTTCCTATTTAAGCGCTGAAGGTATCCCCATCAAGAGAACTTATAACTGATCTCAGTCTGGACTTCATTTCTCCGTCCTCTATTCGATCTACTTCAATTTCCAACACCATTCTCTGATGCCTTACTAGGGATAACACAAGTTTACCCATATAATCATTCTTGATTTCGACTGCTTCCACTGCCGTCTTTACATCACCAATCAACAAACAAAGCTGATCTACTAGGGTGTTTAGTTTTTCTTCTTTTTGTTGTATTTTTTCTTTGTGTTCTTTGTCTTGTTTGAGTTGCTCTTCTTTGTAATCTTTGTCATTTTTGTCTTTTCTCTCTAAATGTGGGGAATGTATTTTCCAAAGATAAAAAACAACTATAACTGCAACTACTAGCAAACCCCCTCCAATTACGCCCCCTTGCATTAAATCAGATAAAGGGTTTACAAGGCGGGAAGAGCTTACGACTAAATTCTCTCCAAAATCCATTCTTTGAGACCTTTCAGACCTACTGTCTTTTTAAAATAGTCAAGGTCGGAGCGATCTTCTCCGCTAACAACCAGCACTGGACAGGAGGCCAAGGATTGGGCGATCTTCCAACTGGAATCTCTGAAACTATCGGGCATATTCAAGTCAAACAGGATGACATCAAAGACTTCTCCGTCCTTTAAGACGGAGTTGAAACTTTTGACATCCTTTACTGTGTAAACTTCCCAGCCACTTAGAGCCCTTCGTATAGCCTCTGAATCGATAGGGCAATCATCGACTACTAAGACTCTCACTAAATTACTCTACTGAGTCAGAACTCCTGAACGGAGCGTTTTCCATTCTCTCTTGATGATTTTTTTCAAAAAGTCTGCCATCCCTGTGTCCTTGCATCCTGCCTACGTTGCAGGAGACAAAAGAAGTGATAACAAATACACCTACCAGCGCCACACCTAGACGAACATTGCAGGGCCATGAATTGAAAACCGACAGCCCGTTGCTAATTGCACTTCTCACATTCTCGAAAAATTTAGACATTGTGTCTCCTGTTTAATAGAGTCCCAAAATATCGGTTGCCGTTGTACTGGTGGACCAAACTCTTATGGCCCTCACAGGCAGTACTTGGCCAGAGTTTACATTGCTGAAAGTCACGTCGTCTCCGTACACAGTAGTAACTCTCAGATCTCCACCTGTACCCACGTACAGGCTTCTAGTTGCTCTTGATAGGTTGGCGACATCACTGGGGGTAATATCAAATGCGCCTCCAGCTGGATCAACTGGCCAGCCTGTAGCTCGGGTCAAATCTTCCAAACTTAATCCAGAGGAACCCGTAACTAGGTCTGTTAGGGTGTTGCTTGTTTCCAACACCACTGAACTATCTAATGCGTTTCCTTCTTTGATGATCAAAAACTGACCGCCATTAGAATTTTGCTCGTTAACATGGGCGTCTGTAAGGTTGACAGTCTTCTTCAGAGAGCCTTGACTATCGTATAAAAACAAGTTTCCGCCCTCGATCATGTACGAGGAGTACAAATTATTGTGAGTGCAGCAGCTGTCGTAACTGGGATTGGCTGTTGGCATTTCGATTCCTTACTTAGAAAGTCTGTTTCAAGACTGTTAAAATTTTAAGAAAGTCTATTAGGTAGGATTCGAACCCACGGCATGACCTCCCCAAAAGGCCCGCTCTACCAGACTGAGCTACTAATAGTTAGTGGCAACGGGCGGATTTGAACCGCCGATCTCCGGGGCATGAACCCGACGAGATGGCCTGACTTCTCTACGTTGCTACAGGTATTTTACACCTTTGGTAAGTCAAAGTCAACTTGTCTGCTTACCATAAAAAATAAGGGCTTAGTGACCCAAGCCCTTATGGTTAATACGAGTTTAACTGAGAACTTAGTATCCAGCAGTTCCGCCAGCAGCCGGGCTACGGAAGTCCGAGCCGTCGATGGCATCTCCACAAGGTACTCGCTCAGTAGTGGTTCCGCAGCTTACGCAAGAGGCGTAAGGCTCTCCACAGAGACTGACGTTCTTAGCAAGAACAATCATGTCAGTGTTTTCGATTTGGAAATCAGCATACCAGTGCATGGTGAATTCCCACTTATCGCAACGAGGAATTCGTTCCTTCTCTCGCTTGAACTCACGCATGACGTAATAGATCAGGTTTTGCAGTGGAGTCAGTGCAATGACTGTTCCGTCATTAGCTGTTGATCCAATTGGCAAGTTGTCTGGCCATTGTGGAACTTCGAACATCGGAATTCCCCATGGACCACGGACAGAGCCATCTTCCAAGAGACGGTCACCCAGATCGGTCTGTCGTTGGGACAGTTCAAACATCCAAGCGTGCATTACGTTGGTTGCAACAACCCATCGATACTGAGGACGAGCCACATGGTATCGGGTTGGGATTCGCTTCAACATTTCGTAATACAGTTGACCCGATGGGCCAGCGCCTGCTGCGTCGATTTGCTGACAAGCCGGAACACAAGCACACATAATTTTCAACCAACCATCGTTGACTCCAAGCAGGTTGTTCTCATCCGTTTGGGCGTTACCCGTTGGGAGAGTGCTGTCGGATTCGATAGCGGCGAATTCCATGTCATTTGCAATTTGCGTTCGGAATTGGTTGACGAGAATGCTCTCGATTTGCTCACCAGCGTGATTACAATTAATGAAATCACTTGGAAGATCAAAAGCGGATCGATACTTCTCAAGATCATAACTAACCGTTCGCTCACTGGGGGCGTGAGTAGATGGGCAGCTAGTCGTTTGGGCACCTTGAGAAACAATTCGTCCCAAGTCCAATTTGGGAGTTTCACCTTTACAGTCTACAGTTCGCACGAGTCGTGCGGCTTTCAACAGTTTGGAGGTGTCTACCATCAGATCGATGAAACCGTCTGCTCGCTTACGATCAGCCATGCTGTTCGGCAGAGTCGTCTCATCCACTGCGACGTTGTTACAGTTCTTAGCTTCCAAAAGAAGCTGGTCGATTGTCTTAGACATTTTATTTAAATCCTTTCGGAGTTTCCTTTTATTTAGTTACTCGAACCAGCCACCGAAATCAACGGTGTCTGAATCTTGATTAACTGATTTCGAAACCTCAACTGTTTCCTCTCGGGTAACAGTCTTGGGGGTGATACTCTTGAAAGAACTCAAAATGGTGACACTCTTTTGAACTTCTTCCTCTTTTTCAGACAGCTTGGCTTCGAGAGCCTCTTTTTCCTTGATAAGAGCTTCTCTCTCCTCAAGGTCTTTCTCAAGAGCGCGAGTCAAGTCATTCTCGACCTTCTCAGCGGAAATTTCTTCCTCATCAACTTGAGTTGTTTCTTCAGTCACAGCCTCAGGCTTGGGGTTTTGGATGGTCTCAAATTTGGCTTCGAGTCCATTAACCTTGTTGCCCAAATCAGTGATAACGTCCAGAAGACGTTGGGTCAGCTCGTCGCTATTAGCTGCGGGAGTGCTGGCCTGCTCTTGTTCTGGTTCATTAGTGACTTCAGTCGTATCCAATTCAAGGATATATGCCTCAGTTCCGTCTTCGAGAGTGGTTGTCTTTTTGACATCAAACTTAACTCCCGGCAACATCTCTGAAAGAGCATCCTTACTGACGGAAACGAATTCTACTTTTCCCTTTTCAGACATTTTCTTTCCTTCTGGAATTTCTTCCTGAATTAGTTCTGCCGTTATATGAGTTCTTTCTAATCGAGGAGCCAAGAAAACATTTACATCACCTAACGGTGCGGAAATAGTTTGCTTAGTGTCGTAAAGACTGGCGTCTCTGACGCCCCCAAAGAAATACTCTTCATTTTCAGAAATTGTTAGATGATCTAAACCATGGTCCCGAGAATACTTCTCTACGAGTTCCAAATCATAGATATCCTTTGGAAACCTAAACTTATAGATTTCCAAATCGCTTTGATCGAAATCCTCAACCTCTTGAAGATTCCCATCAACTGATTTCATCACGCTGAACGTGGATTGGTTATGGTCCGGCATGTCCACCAAACTCATTTCTACCAAATCAACTTTCCGCAGCTTTGCGGACCCATCAGCATTTTTCCGCTTTCTTGTGAAGCCTCGCCAAGAGAAAGCTCCCAGTTCACCGGATTTTACACGCTCTACAGCGTGCTTGTTTCTTACTTTTGCGGTGACGAATAGTCCTTTGTCGCCCACCTTCAGCTCAGGTACTTTCGATTTGTCGAAAGTGTTCACCAGTTTTCCATCCCTTAGATCGGTTAGAACGTATTCTCCGTTCTCGTTTTCCGATTCAATGACAACTGGATTAGCGGCCTCAACCCGGCCAGCAGTTCGCTGGTTACCCAACTCATCGTAAACACGCTTGTGATTGACTAGCAAAGCACCTGTGTTTAGATAGGTATCTATGTTGAATTCGAGAGGACTCACTTCATGCCGTGACCGGTCCAGCGTCTCTACGCTGGCGAAACCTTTCACGACTAGCTCCTCTTGATCCTCATCAACTTGAAAAGGAACGGAGAAACCTAAAAAATTAAGAATGTCTTCAGCCATATTTTTCCCTCAATTTGAATTATTTTCTCAAAATGAGATTAGTCAACTTCCGGCAATTGTTGTGAAAGGCTTTCATTAGAAAGTCCCTTGTTTTCCGGGGGATTGTCATTACCACCCGGCATTGAACTGGACATCTCATTAAAATCATCCACGAAAACTATTCCACCTTCTTTGGCGCGAATGAAAGCTCTGTCGCCTCCCTCGATGCGGCCCTGAATCTCTTCAATTTGATTTCTGGCCTCGTTGAGAGTGTAAATACCTCGGTCCACGTAACCAGTTAAGATGTTCATTTCCATGAACTTATCTCGGATATCCAGAGGACTGAAGAAAGCTTTGACTTTGTTGATACCCAAACCCCTCTGGAAAAGCAGGTTTATGGATCTGGCCCAAATCTTTTGCAAGGGAGAAACAATGCGGTCCTTGTAAATCTCAGCTTGAGACAATCCTTTCCCAGATCCCAACTCTGATTGCTCACTGACTCCAGAGACGGCTGGGGGAATACCGTGGGCTTCTCGTATCTCTGCCGAACGATTCTTCTTGGTTTCCAAGTAATCAGATTCTTTACTATCTGCGTCGAGTCGTTCAAAACGAATTTTAACAGGCTTACTGCCTCGCCCTTGGGGCACTTCCAAAACGGGGATGGCGTGAGAGTTTGATTTGATACTGGTTTCAAAGTACTTTTTGATCACCTCTTTTGTGTCTGGGCCAAGTTGACCACCTTCAACAATGATAGCCCACCTTGGGATAGTGTAGTTCTCAAAGAAATTTAGCGACCAATTACTGATATGGATCTTTTCCATGATAGATGTGATGGCAGGAGTTACATCAGGAAACCCATAGTAAATGGAGGCCGGGTGGTACTTCTGTAGATAGAGAATCTCGTTAGCACTTTTACTAAAGGCGTCAATAAATTGTCCAAGGGATTCACTGGAAAAGGTCAATGGCTTGCCGTCTTCTTGGCCCACTAAGTTCCATCGAAGATCAGCGTTCTCCATGGACAACTCACCATCAGCAGGGGAGTAAGGTTTAAGCACTCTTTCATCGGTTATCGGATTAACTTGCTCAGTTACTACCTTTGTACCGAAGGGCATGTAGTAGCGGTAGCTGTCGGTTGAGTCGTCAAGTATTTCAACGAAACCTACTTTACCTCGTAGGACTCTCACTCTTGGGGCGGGCACATGGGCTAGGTGTTTGATTTTCATATCAGCGCCACGGATAACCTCAATAGCACACCAGCCAATGGATTCGTAGTCTTTTGCCGCATTTTCCAAAACGGCTTGGAAACCGTCGTCGGGATTAGCGTCCTCAATAAAACACAGCACTTCTGAAAGCTCTGCGTTGTAGTCTTCTTCAGCGATCACTCCAACCGGAGCGTCACAGTCTTCGTCTAGATCAGACTTATTGGCTAAAGGTTGTGCTGGTTTAAACTCAAGCCCTCTGCCGACAGAGTCAGTAACCTTAGTTGTTACAGCTCTGAAGTGGGTAGGGTCTTTCGTCAATAGTCCCATCATTGCATAGGGATCAAAAGGCGGCTCTTGCACCTGCGTATCGCCAAAAATAAAACCCAAGTCAGCGTTGACTACATGGGACTCTCTTATCTCGGATTGAGACTGGGTAGAGCCATCCACACTCTTTTGAAGTTCTTCAATGCTCTCAATCGGAGTATAGTCTGTTCTTCGTTTTCTCTCAGATGCCAAGATGTCTTCTTTGGTTACTACCACAGCTTCATCTTTTTCATCCATAAGGATGTATCCTGAGATCTTTTCTTTATCACTCATCACTTTCCCCAATTATGTAAGCCTTGCAAGTGTTTAGTCCATCTTCTATGACATACTCCGATGCCAGTAAATCGTAAACATCTGCGTGTCGGCAATGGTCAGGTTTACCTACCCAAGAATATTTGATTTTCATGTCGTTAGTTTCTGTGGCCTGTCTTTTTGGTTTGGTCATTTCCTGAACAAACTCACCAGCAAGAACTGCGTCATAATTTTTCGGCAAACGGTTTCTTCCAGACTTTAGCCTAGCGTAAGCGCGGTCCATTACCTCAGTTCTGTCCACTGAAATGATCATGTCCACTTCGTTTTCTTTTTGAACCCTCTCAGATCCAATACCTAAATATTTGCAGAACCACACATCGTTTTTCAACAACTCTCTCAAGTCATTCACGTAGTTGGTTTCGGGGCCTATGTCCACGACCGTTGTCTTTACGTTAAATCTTTCCTCAAGCTCAGCTACGTACTGTTTGTTGGAGGCGTCCACTTTTCCGAAGTAAACTGCGTCTCGATTGGTGCCTACTGGGTAGGATATTCGGATGTCCAGCACAGTTCCGTTAATGTCTATTCCCATTGAGCATGGGCCTTTATGTTTGTTTTCCTTGACATACGCTTCGTTGTCTGTTATAGTGAATTCGGGCAACTTGGCGTTCTTAGCTAACAAAGCATCTGATAAGTTATTAGTGACTGACGTGAAAGGCCAACCCAAGCGACGATTGTAGAAATCCTTCATCTTTGTGGGATCGTTTATAGCTTCTTTGAATTCGGACCAAAGCTTAGCTACACTCGTCATTTTGCTGCACAGCGAGGGGACGTGGTAACCTTCCATTTTGTTGTCAGGCTTCTCTGCAATCCACTCACTGTCGGGGGAAAACCGATCAATTTCCCCTGTCTTACAGTGGGGGCAAAGTAATTTGATATCCCGGCCACAACCTCTTTTCCACTCAGTATCTAGCAAACGATAATCTAAGACGTTTCCATCTTTATCGGTGATCTGCTCTACGGCGAGTGTCAGAAAATCTAGCTTGGATTT